GGATGGTTCGCAACAGAAAAATGCGGTGCGAACGAAAAAAGTTTGGCTAAAGGGCTATGTCGTTGATTTATAACGGCTTCTAAGGCTGGTGATGCATAGTGAGAGGCAACCGCGCTGCGCGTAGCATGAAACATGCCAATTGAGGATCAAAAAAATCGCTTGTGGATGCATTTCCACCGTTGACAGGTGCAAAGCGTGCCGCTAGAACGGTTCACATGAGGCGCGGTCATGGTGACCGGCAAGAGATCGGAGGCGACTGGAGCGGACTGAAGCGGCTCGAAAGGGGTCTGGCACCCGCCGCAAAACGGACAGCCAAACAATCCGAAGAAGCCGAAACAAAGGCCCTTGACAAGCCAAGATCAGCCGAGATACAGATTAATCATCTGAAGGAAATCAAAAGAAATCAAAGACTTAGCCTTAGAGTGGCAGAAGACGGTGGCAGGCCGAGCCTCGAAGAGGCTACCCAAGGCGACAGGCCGAGGCTCAGCCCGAAGGGCTGGAGGGGGGAAACCGCCTCGCGTCCAATCCGATTTGCCCGTTTAGATTTTTTCACCAAACATCGGGACCCCTCAGTCCCACTTCAGCGCCCCTCTGCTCTCCTTCCGTGCCCTACAGGCCTTCCTCCCCTGTTCCTTCTTCTTGTTGGGGATGATGGTTGTCCTATAGTGGCCACTATAGAGGTCTTTAGCTATCGGGTTTCTCTGTTTAGGTGTTTCCTTGTTCATATCCACCTCCATACTCAAATAGAAAGTCCTCCCCCAATCTCTCCAATTAACAGGGAGACCAGGGGAGGTACATCTATTAGGCTCCAGCCTAGGTGTGTGGTATTAGAAGAAGATGTAGGTGTGTGGTATTAGATCCACCTAAGCCCCTGTCGAGCAGACCCACCGGGTCGACCAACGTGGTAAGCGTTGTCTATGAAGTTCTCCAAAGCCAGCTTCAGTTGCTCTTCACGATGCTCTTCCACCGCAGCATCTCGATCCCGAGCCATGTGCTCGACCCAATAGCCGACAGCGATCGCAAGAGCGTCCAGCCTGTCGTCAGAGGCCAAGGCCCCCTTCTCTCGGGTCAGGCGTGTCATCTGGTACAGCAGGGAACGCTTGTGGTCTGGAGCTTCCTCGTAGTCCTTCTTGATGACCTTGGCATCCACGATCAGCCGGTGCTGGTTCATGACAGGCTCAAGGGTATCGGCGATCCGTCGTTCCTTCTGGATGGAGTGCTTCACCTCCTCGATCGTCACAGGCCACACCTTAGCGAAGACAGGCTTGATGATCTGGGTGAACATGCCGTCACCGAAGTTGGCTTCAGTGATCACGTACTGCACCCCATGCTCCTTAGCGATCAGAGCGAGGGTCTTCAGGGTAGCTTCGGAGTAACCGTCCTTGAAGCCACCAGCAGCCACCAGGAACAGGTTGCCATGGAGGATCTTGACCACAGCATAGGCTGTCTCGTCCTGACCTCGACCTGATGGGTCGATTGCCATGACGCAGCCGGTGTACTCGGCCATTTCGTTGGAGATCCACAGAGGTCGATAGAAGCGGTCTCCCGTCAGAGCGACGTTGGGAAGGTCGTTGATGACGTTCTCGGGGCTGTTGCCCCACACCGCCTTCACAGGCCCCATGCGGGGGTCGAGAGGCATGACCATCAGGTCAGCCACCTTCAAAGGATACCGATCGGCATCGCTCAGCGAGGTATCAAGCTGGAACTGAAGGGCAAAGCCAGAGCGCCCGTAGGAGGCCTCACGTTCCAGGAGGTCGTCGTTGGAGAACCGAGCGGGGTCGACAGGAGTTCCTGCGCTAACGCCGTTCTCGATCATCGCCTGGACGAATGGGGCGAGGAAGCCCTTGTACTTCTCGGTGTCAGCGGGGACACGGGCAGGCCAGATGCGGACATCATAGCCACGGGCAGGAAGCTGGTTGTAGATCGACATCTCCGTCTGAGGAGTGCCGAGGTAGATGATGCGGCTGGTGTCCAGCGGCTTCAGGACGGCGTCGAATTCCTTGATCTGCTCAGAGAGCTTGTCCCGGAGCATCTGCGTCCAGGAGTTCGAGGGGATCTCGATGTCGTCAGGAATGATGATGTCAGCGCGGCTACCGGCGATCTGGCCGTTGATGCCGACCGACTTCACCGAGGGAGAGTGAGAAGCACGGGCAGGCCCAACGTCGAAAGCAACGTTACTGTCACGCTGTCCGGGTCGAGCCTTGAGATGGGCAAGGATTGGCATCTCGTTGATGAGACGCTTGGTGAACGTTGAGAAGGCGTCAGCACGCTCCTTGGAGGCAGAGACCACCAGGATGTTCTTCTGTGGGTCCATCAATAGAACCCAGCACACAAAGGCCGACGTTACCCAGGACTTACCGACGCCTCGGAAGGCTTCGACCATGCAACGCTTGGGGCCGTGCTGAAGGTACTCTGAAATGTCGTACTGAACGGGTGTGGGATCGGGAAGGTTCAGGTGCTTCCAGACGAGGTAGAGGAAGTTCCTGAAATCACTTAGTTGGTACATAGGTTCCAATAGTGGATAAGAAGGCCACTGACGGGCACCAGGCTTGTCAGCTACTAGGGTAGCTCGTGGGGTCCTGAATGCCCGTCAGCGGGCTTCTCTGAGGCTTAGATGTAGCCGAGGTTCACAACGACATCGCCAGCGGCAACAGCCGTGGTGTCGGAGACAGCGCCAGCGCCGGTAATGGCGTAGGCAATGCCGGCCGAGAAGGCCACGCCCACAGCGCCGAGGTCGAGGCTGACAGCCGAGCCTGCGGGGATCGGGATGGTCATCACGGGGGTGTCAGTTCCCACGGTCGGGGCCGACGCCTTGTTGTAGAGCTTGAGGTACTTGGCACCGGCGGAGATGTTTCCGGCCACGAGGGAGTAGAGCTTGCCAGCCGAGGCCTTCACGGACGTGGCGTTGGTGGTGGCAGCGGCCACGAGCGAGTGCATGGTGGCGCCGGTCGAACTGGTCGTCGCAGACGGGGCAACCTGGCCAACACCGCTCCAGGGACCTGCGATCCAGACGGACTGGCCGGCAGGCTGAGACAGGACGATGGGGGTCACACGAACCGACATGGTGCCGGAGGTGTAGGTCGTCGAACGCACGCGGACATGTGTGGCGCCGGGGCAGAAGACGGACCAGGCTTCGAGAGAGTTGGTCTTCGAGCCGGTCGTGGTGACAGGGGCAGCACCGCCGTTGTTCTGGGCATAGATGCCGAGGAAGTTCGTGCCGCCATCATAGGAGGCCTCGAACAGAAGCGTCACGCCAGCGTAGGTGCCAGAGTAGGAGACGGCAGCGCCGTTGGCTCCATCGACAGGGCACACGACCGTTTGCGCCGACCCGGTGATGTCGCCGGTCACGGCCCCATAGTCAGGCTCTCGGATGTTCACCCACTCGACGGCTTCATTGCCGTGGATAGTTTCCTTGGTCATTCCAATTCCTTAGTTGAAGGACTTCTTGGGCTCACCGGCATCGAACGGGAGCGAGGTCACGAGATTGAAGGTCGGGTTTCCATCGACCGGAGGAAGCTCAACGCCGTTGTCTTTCAGCATCTGCCGAGCAACGTTGAGGTCAGCCGCAGTCGCCTCACCAGATTGGATCTTGGCGACCAGGGCCTCTACAGTGGCGTTAAACAGGGCCTCCAGCGCAGTGCGGGAGGTTAGTGCCATTTGATCTTATCCCAAAGGAAAGCGACCAGTGCGAACAGGCCGCTGATGATGATGGAGGCAGCCGAAGCCGCCCCCACCACGAACATCTGATTGCGCTCCAGCTTGCTGATGCGGTCCTCGTGGTCATCGGAACGCTCACTCTGTGCGGCCTGGTTGGCCAACACAGTGTCGAGCTTGCCGTCCATTCGGCCGAGCATGAGGTACAGTTCGGACTGATCCATCACTTGCTCCCTGCCAGGATGAACAGGTTGTCGATGTCCTCGGAGGTCTTGTTGAGGAACTGAGCACCCACGATCCACATCTGGTGGTCTCGACGGATGACGGTGGCGTACTCCCACTCGATCTTGGTGGCCTCATCGGCCAGCGCCAGGAAGCTGTTCACCTGGTCGAGCAGGGCGAGATCGAGCAGTGCCAGGCGAAGCTGCCGGGGCGTCACCTCAAGGGGGACAGGATCGACAGGGGCCGGCTCAGGATCGGGGACTTCCACAGCCTCAATGCCGTGGTCAGCGAGGTCTTCCGAAGTGGCCAGTTCGAGCCAGTTCGGGGGGTAGGTGATGTCGTTGTTGGTGAAGCTGACGCGGCGCGGAATGACGGTCTCAGTGCCA